CTCACTGGCGTAACCATAGTCAATCCCTTTAACCCTTTCCCAGCCTATTGGTATTTCAAAAGGTGGGATAACGTGTAGATCTAAGTCAAACTCAGTAAAGGCTGCACCCTCGTTAACATCCCAGTTACCTTCTAGGAGCTGCTTACGCTGTGTAGCAGGTAGAGCCTTTAGCATCTGCTCGTAGCGTCCGTCTTTAGCTAGGTACGGGTTGTCTTCTAGGCGAGCAGGTATAAACTTACGTGTAAGGCCATCAGCGCCTTTAAAGCTATGATTTGGCTCATTGGGTTCTATGTATCTCTTTTTTACCCAGTGTGCGCCTACGCCACCGGGGTTAGCCGTACATCGCATATAGGGAACTATTTCACTGTCGGTAGTACGTAGACGTGAGGCTAAGTAGTTCCAAGGAAACTCAGTAGGTAGGTGAGTTATTTCATCAAACCCTATCCATGAGTAGGCTTGACCCTGATAACGATAAACATCAGCATCCCGTTCAAGGAACCCAAACTCTATTTTAGCCCCTGAAGGGAAGTTCCATAGTTTTTCTACTTCTCGGTACTTACAGCCGGGAAAGGCTTTCGGATATAGTTCACGGCTTTTGTCAATAAGTTCACGTAGTTCAGGCATTGAACGTCGTATGATCAAAGCCCTATGAGACGCCCTGTGAGCGTATCTGAGCGGATCTACGAGCATAGCGTAGGACTTACCGCCCCCTGCTGCTCCGCCGTACAGAACGTCTGTCTCTGCGGCTGCTAGGAAGTCTTCTTGAGGTCCTTCGTTGGGACTAAAGATAACATTCTTTTCTGATTCTTCTACTAGGTGCTTATTGACTCCTTCGAGTTCTTCGGGAGTAGTTACTTTAGGAGAAGAAGGATTCTCAAGCTTATCTAGAGTAGTTTTATTCTTTTTTAAGGATTCTTTATAAGCTTTTAATTTATTTTCTGTTTGAGTTATCTTTTTCTTTTTTTCTCGGATAACTCTATTAGTTTCTAACTTAGCCTTAGTTTGACTATGATAATTATATCCACGACCTTTTGAGCCTTTAGGTCTACCGCCCTTAAGCCTTGGTGTGCCATCCTTCTTAAAGATAAAAGAGCCATCTTCATCTTTAAGATATTTATCTGGATTAACTTCCCAATCTTGCATCAGCGTCTATTTTGTTTTTTAAGCCTTGATAACTTAGTTTGCGTCCAGTCTTATGTTCTAACCACAAGGAGCCTTCTCGTAGACTAAGTATTTTATTTTTAACTAGTCCTTTTATTTCTTCTAGAGCTTCTAGTTGCTCAGGGATCTCTATGAGCTGGTCTTCTTCTTTACGATAACCAAAAGGTATGGTTCCTTTATGCTTCATCATATTCCCCTTCGATAGTTATTTCATTTTTAGAAGGTAATATGAATAGACCTCCTTCAGCTTTGTGATTAACATCAATACGATCTGTTTTACCTAATCCGACTCTATCTAATATTGTTTGAGCCGCCTGAATCCTCATATTTGCTTGAGGAATAGGTTGATCGGAGTTCATGACTTCTACGAGTTTAAGGGCAGCTTTTGGAGCTGACTGAGCTAGGATTCCTTCAGCTAGATCTAATATTTCTTTTTTAAGAGCTTTGACAACCTGATAATGACCACTATTGTACCCAGCCAACTCCGCCGCCTTCTTTGGATCACCTCCTTGTTCCACTAGGTGGTCTAAGAAAGACTGTTGTTTTTCTGTTAATTCTTTATTCATGTCAAGTATTATAGGGTTGGTTGATGATGTTGTCAAGTAAAAAAGGACTTGACAAAAATAAAATCTGAAGCTATACTAACGTAATCGGGCGCCCCCGGTTACATATAGATATAGTATAAATATTACTTTAAAGTATCTTTAAATACCCGCGATAATACTTTAAAGGTCTTTTAAATACCCGCCCTAGTTCTACTTGACACTCCAAAGTTTCCTAAAATGTACGAGCATCAGTATATATAGGGGGTACCCCGGCTGGCCTCCTGCCCCGCCCTGAGTCTCTTAGACTCAGAAGTACTCTAAAGTTTCTTTAGAGTATCTACGTCTAACATCTTCGATGTTAAATAGAATCTAATAGATTCTAGAGTTCTCTAAAGTTACAGAGTAACTTCGAGGCCGGTTGACAGAATCTATAAAGATTCTGAAGAGTCTCTAAAGTAAACTTTAGAGTTCCTTGAAATCAAAGATTTCAAAGACTTAGAAACATTTCTGCAATCTCCTTAGAAACTCTTAAGAGTTTCTAAAACTCCTCCTCTGGTATCTTACAAGATACCAAGCAAATGACTCCGAAAACCTCAAAGTTCCAAAGGAACTTTGAGAGATTTGTTAGTAGTCTTGGAAGATTTAAAAGATCTCTTCACTTGTGAAGATCTTTTAAATCTTCCAAGACTACTAACAATTAGGAGAAAAATCATGGCTAAAGCCGCCAAGCAAACCGAAAATCGAGTAGCCACTGCAAAGCAGTTTCGTGCAATAGTTTATAAATTTGCCAAAATTGTCCAACAGGACAAGAAGATTGCCGACAAATACTGGTTTAGACTGTGGAAACAAGTCGAAGCTGTATTAGCTGCCAACAACCCGAAGGGTGTGACTTCTAATCAAATATCAGATTGGTTTGAATCTGATGAGCTTCCTGGCTATTTGTTAGCAAATCTTCAGCTAGATTTCGATGGCAAAGGATCGAAGATCCACAAGCCGACTCGAAAAGCTAAATCTCAGAAGGCTTCTTCGAAGCCAGCTTCAAAGGCAGCACCGAAGCCAAAGGCTTCTCAATCTAATGATCTTGATGATCTTAAGGTCAGAATGACTATCGTTGAAGGTGATATCGCTGAGATGTCAGAGTCTATCCAGACTATTAAGTCTGGTATGGAATCTATCCTTGCACATCTTCAAGGCTAAAGCCTTTAAGATCCTGAGCAAGATCTAAAACTGCTCTAATCTAAATTATTATTAAGGAATCTATCATGAATAGACATAGTACTCCAGAATGGAAAGAGCTTGTTAATCTACAAAATAGAATGCCAGAACAGGATATCCTGACGATCACTGGTTTTATGGACCACGAACAATTTATTAATCATCTGAATAGATACAGAGATTTACTGGAGTCTAGATAACTTACAAAGGCTTATTAACTCTCAAGTTTCTTGAGAGAGTTAATAAGCCTTTTCTCCTGCATCCTGAGTACGATGTCAAACTGCTCAATAACAATCTAAGGAATTCTTATGAAGAAAACTGTACTTCATGTTAATCAACATAATATTAAATCTAATGCTAAAGGTGCTGACTTACCAGTATTAACTGTTAAGGATTGGCGTAACAATCGCAAAGGCAATGAAGCTAAGATACTAGATCGTAATGGTGAGTTAGTGGCTCGTTTAGTTTATAGACCTAACAAGCCGCTACCTTGTGGTGCTAAAGTCTGGATTGAAACTTACTGTGATGTGGAGGTTATATAATGTATAGTTTATCAAAGAACGGTAAAGAAACACTAACAGGTATTGTTAATACAATTTTATATTGTCAAATCAATCTCAATGATGCCGCTCAAAAGTCTGAATGGAAACGATATAATACTACTCGAAAGGATCTTTACAAAGCTATACTGAGACTTAAGGATGAGTTTGGTGTCGAGACTATTGGATCTAAAGCTGCTAAGGAGAATCTACATGAATCTAATTCATGAAAGTAAAATGTCTGGTAAATTAGCTGGCATCTGGGCTATCAATACTAATACACTAACAAATAAATTTTGTAGCACCATGAGAAAGACGGATGCTATCTGTAATGAGTGTTATTCTGCTAGTATGTTGCAAGGTTCTAGGAAGAATTGTCAGCCAGCCTTTCAGCGGAATTCTGATATCTTATCAGAACCTATAAACTATGATGATCTTCCGTTTATCAACGCTGCATTCTATAGGTTTCATGGTCACGGTGAGTTAATTAACATGGCTCACATGAAAAATTTTCATGATATAGCACGTAAGAATCCTCACTGTACCTTTGGTCTTTGGACTAAGCGTCGAGACATCATTCGACAGTATCATCTGGAGTTCAAGCAGCCTCGCAATCTTATTCTTATCTATTCAAATCCAAGTGTTGGGGTTGTTCGACAACCACCACATGGATTTGATAAGTGTTTCAACGTGGTCGGCAAGGATGAGTTTGTCGAGAATCAAAACTGTACTGGACAAAAGTGCATCGATTGCCTAAAGTGTTATCGACATGAAGGTGACTCGATCATCATTGAAGCTATCAAAAAGAGAAATTAATATGTATCTGGATTTCAAAGTTGGTGAAGTTTCTGGTTCTGCTTGGGTTGATTTTGACCCAGACGATCCGACAGTAGGTTACTACGGTCAAACTACGTTCGATCAAATCATTATAAATAACAAACACTTAGGAGGAAAATATAATGCAAGACTTGAACGAATTATGCTCAATGCCTTGCGAGAAGATCTTGAAGAGGCAAGAGAATCTTACCTTTTTGGAATTTCTGGAACTGATGGGGTACTCAAAGGATTATCAAAATGGAAATAACAATCTCAGTGAAGAACAATTATGGGAACACGATGTACTATCCAGAGTGCAAAGACTCTGAAGTATTTGCAAGGATTGCTGGAACCAAAACACTCACAGAAGGTGTTATTAAATTAATAAAAGAACTAGGTTATACCATTAAAGTAAAACAACAGGAAGTAATACTATGAATAATGTAGTAAATATGTTTGGAAACTCTAGAGTATTTAATGATGCTGGCTATGGCCCTGCTGATTTTGATATTGCCTCAGCGCCTCTAAGATATTCAGATGAGAATAATTATATTCGTGATTCATCTAAGCATGTTATCTATAGAACTGATACAGGCCAAGAGCTTGGTGTGCATGGTTCTAGGTATTCAGATTTATATGATTTGTCTTACAAACGAATGATTGATAATCAAAGAAACATTATTGCTCGCTCAGATCTAAATACTTCAAACATGAATGAAGAGATCGAGATATCTCACAATGGTGCCAAGTGTTTTGTTAGACATCTGTTGCCCGAAGTTAATCTCTATACTCCAGACGGTGACAGCGCCTCGCTTACGCTTCTTAGTGTTTCTAGCCTTGATGGTACGTTTCCGTTTATCTGTAGTGCTGGTGCTAATCAATGGGCTTGTATGAATGGTCAGGTGTTTATCTCTAAAGCTGCTAATGTTTACAGGTCACGGCACACTAAGAAACTAGATATTGATCAAGGTGCAAAGCTGATCTCTGATGCAGTTACGATTCTAAACAAAGAAGCGGAGCAATGGTGGCGTTGGTCTGAAATATCTGTCACGAATCAAGAGGCCTTCTTAATCTTTGCTAAGGCAGCAAAGGCTACAGCAGTAGACAAGTGGCTCGAAGAGTATCCCAACGATAGCTATGGTCGGATGTTGTTACAACCTAAGATCTATGGTAACAATGCTCTAATGTATATGTGGAATCGTTGGACCGAACACTATCGATCAGCTCTTGGTCACAATCAATGGTCAGTCTATAATGTAATGACTGATTGGTCTACTCATGCTCCGGCATCCGGTAAGCAATCTCAGGCTAACATTGCATCGATATCTTACAAGCGAGGCGAAACTGTAAGAGAAACAATCATCCGTAACTTCAAGGAAGCAGCATGAACTTATTCTTTATAGACAAAGATCCGAAAATTGCAGCACAAAATCAATGCGATAAGCATACAGTAAAGATGATTTTAGAAACGGCTCAGATGCTCAGCACTGCCCATCATGAGTTTGATTCTTCTGTTAAAGATCATGTTTACAAAGCAACTCATCGCAATCATCCATCAACCAAATGGCTCCGCTCTTCTGCGGAGTCTTACTTTTGGGGGTTCAAACATTTGTATCACTTGTGTCAGGAATATACTTATAGATATGGTAAAGTACACAAAACTTCAAACTTGCTGCCTGTACTTGGATGTATCCCAGAAGGTCTAGATAAAACTTATGATTGGCAAGATCCACCTCAGTGTATGTATGACGAGTGTAAAGATCCTGATACAATCACTGCGTATCGTAATTACTATAGAGTAAGACGCAATGAGATTGATATGCGATGGACAAACAGGGAGATACCAACATGGCTGTAGAGTGTCACATAACTAAAGAAAACGCAGACTACTATGTTGAAGCCTACACAATAGACTATGCCGTAGGCGATGATAGTGTAGTAAAAGAAATAGGTAAGACTCGTTTGGCCTATGTCGCAGGGTACAGAGATTATTCTTTAGAGGAAGAGCAGCAGATAACGCTGATGCTTCAGTTGAAAGATAAGCTCAGGGATTTTTACTCAGCGTATCCTGATGGCGAGGTGACCGTTAAACTAGTTATCAAAGAGGACTATGTGAACGTATGAAAAAAATAATTATTTTAATACTACTTAGTGGTTGTCAGGCAACTGAACAACCACCAAGTAGCATCAAGTTCAAATCAATATGCGGGGCAACTCGCACCTTGGTTTGCCTGCCGCAGCACCGTGAGTGTTGGTGTCAAGACCCACTGGAGCTACAGAGAACAGAAGGAGAACCTACGTGGTTAGCATTGAACTAGACGCAGATCAGTTAGAGGCAGTAGGGATTGCTTATATTAAGCAATGTTACGAAACTCATGTGGAGCTATTAGATGGATGCGAAATCTCAGATGAAGATGCAAACAGCATTAAAATGCTTGAAGGAATGTTGGCTTATGTTCTTACAAAGGCTGAACAGAAAGAATACTATGCTGATAAAGTCCCGTACACGTTCGCTGCTAAACAGACTAGCCTCGACCTTTAAAGATATCTTTGAAGATGTTAAGCTAGGCTACCTGACACCAAAGGAACGCTTCCTGTTGCTAGGTGTTGTTGCCTTCATCACAATCTTTTTAGCAGTGAGTGCCTTATGAAAGTAGAATTAGTAGACATGATGGGAGATGATCGCACCGTGGTTAATAGTGCGCGAGTCTCCTTTGCCAATGAGATAGCGGAAGGAGACTTCAGTAACAGAGATGCTAAGTTAATTAAGTATCTAGCTCGACACGATCACTGGACTCCGTTCGCACACGTTCAATGCCAGTTCAGAATCAAGGCCCCTATCTTTGTTGCTAGGCAGCTAGTCAAGCATCAGGTAGGCTTGGTGTGGAACGAGGTGAGCAGGAGGTACGTAGACTACGAGCCATCGTTTCATGCGCCTTACTTCTGGAGGAAGCGAGCAGACAACAAAAAGCAAGGATCGTCTGATGAAATCATATCAGAAGACACCGGACTCTTCGCAACCTATTGGGACTTAATTACTAGAGCAGAGGAGGCTTACAATTATTTTTTAGAAAGAGGAGTAGCACCAGAGCAAGCAAGGATTATCCTGCCTCAGAGTCTGATGACTGAATGGATCTGGACAGGATCGCTTGTAGCTTTTGCTAGAGTTGTTAAACTACGGCTCAGTGAGGACGCTCAGTTTGAGTGTCGCGCTATTGCTGAACGAATCAAAAATGAATTAGACCAACAAGACAAAATTAAACACGCTTGGGGAGAGTTATGTCAGTAAACAATAGTATTCATGTTCATGATGCAAAAGAACTGAGGCTTGAGAAAAGCAAGACAGGAGGTTATATCGTTAGCACCGTATGTGACGGAGGTTACGTAGACTTCTATGTCCACGACAATCATGGTAAACTACGGCTCAACATTGATCTAAGGGACAACGACGATGAGTAATCAAGCAGACTACGATGCGTGGTTAGAAGGTGTCGGTGACTTTCATACGGCACTTGATGATGCATGGTCTAGGATCTTTGTCATGCATCTTGGCACACATCTTCCTGACAAACAGGTAAGAGAAAAGTTCCGTGCTTTTGTCAGCGACTGGTGTATGGAAACAGATGGTAGACTCAGTGCTACTGAGCATGATATGATAGAGATGTTTCCAGAGTTTCTTGATAGCTTGGTCGGAGAAGACTAATGTTTGTAGAAGATATACTTAAACTTAAAGATACTTTACTAAATCCTAAGCGTAGTGACAGGTTTGTAGTACCCCTGTACCGCGAAGGCTGGAGGTATTGTGAAGTAGCTATAGGTAACAAACGGGCTTTCGTTAGGCCTTTGACTGACGATAGAAGAAGTAAAACAACCCGAAAGAAAATAGAGGAGGAACTATGTAGCACTTATTGGTGGGCTGCTGAATGCCACGCTTCTCGTGGCTTGAAAAAGAAACCAAGAAACTGGTATAAAAAATACTAAAGGAGTTTGTGTATGGCTATTGTATCTGGTGTTGCTTATTGGGCTAGTATTACTCAACCTAATACTACTTATGAGCCAGTGTATACAATCAATGTTGTTGTCGATGAAGCTACTGCTGATAAGTTTCGAGCAGAAGGCTACACCGTAAAGGACAAGGAAGAAGGACCTACCGTTGTTATCAGACGCAAGGTTCATGGTCCTAATGGTATGATCCGTTCAGCACCTGAGCTTATGGATCGAGCTAAGAATCCTATGGATTGTCAGGTCGGTAATGGTTCTACTGTTAACGTGCAGTACAAGCCTTGGGAAGTTACTCGACAGGGTAAAGTCTATAAAGGTTTGGATCTACAGAAGGTTCAGGTTGTTGATCTAGTACCTTATGGTAACGTAGATGAATTTGATGTGATCGAAGAAGAGGAGGCTCTATGAGTGCTTGGACTTATAAAACTGACACAGGAGTCTATGATGTGCAGCAGCTATCCACAGAAGCTCAGATATGTTTTCAATATCTAGCGGAAGTTGAAGCTGAGATACAAACATTAGGTAAACGTGTTGATGTTCTAAGAGCTGCGGCTCAGCACTTTCATGGTGTAGTGCAAGGAGCTTTAGTAGACGAGGCGCTAGTGCCAGAGGAAGAAGAAAATACGGAGGACAATGGGGGCGAATAGCCCCCTAACTTTATATGACTTTTGTAAAATATCACAAGGCTTGTCCAGAGTGCGGAGGGCACGATCCAGTATCTATTAATGAAGACGGATCTGCAAAGTGTTTTAGTTGTGGTACATACTTCAGGGATTATGAGAAGGCTATGAAAGGCGAAACAGTAAGTGACTTCAAGACATACAAGAACAATTCAATGAACGAAATAGAAGGAGAGTTTGTTGCGTTACACGACAGGGGAATATCGTTAGAGACTGCTAAGAAGTATGGTGTTAAAGCGTTGTCCCGAAACGGAGAGCTAGTTAAACACTTCTATCCTTATTATAACGCTAATGAAATAGCAGGTTATAAAGTACGTGAAGCTGGTAAAATATTTAGTTGGAAAGGATCATCACAAGACTCTGGACTCTTTGGTCAACAAGCATTCCAAGAAGGCGGTAAGTTTATTACAATCACTGAGGGCGAGTGCGATGCGATGGCCGCTTACGAACTTATGGGTTCAAGATGGCCTGCAATCTCAGTTAAGAACGGTGCTAATGGCGCTGTCAGTGACATCAAAAAGAATATAGAATACATCGAGAAGTTTGATACTGTTGTCTTGTGCTTCGACAACGACAAGCCGGGGCAAGAAGCAGCTAAAAAAGTTGCTAAGCTTTTGACTCCGGGCAAAGCAAAGATCATGCAGCTTCCTGATGACTTCAAGGATGCTAATGACATGCTTCGCAAGGGGCAGCACCAATCCTTTATGACAAACTGGTGGGCCTCGAAGACTTACACGCCGTCAGGTGTTCTTAATCTTTCGGATAACCTTGAGAAGCTTAATCATCGTGAGAAGAAAGACTGTGTTCCTTATCCTTGGGATGGGTTAAACGAGAAGCTTTATGGGCTAAGACAAGGCGAGTTAGTTACTATCACTGGCGGTACAGGACTTGGTAAGTCCAGTATCACAAGGGAGCTAGAGCATTGGCTAATCACACAAACTCAAGACAACGTAGGGATCGTAGCATTAGAAGAAGACTGGAAGAGAACCGCCGATGGTATCTTATCCATCGAGGCAGACAAGCGACTATACATAGATCAGATTAGAGAAGAAGAAGGCGAGGCTTACGAGAACCTAAGTAATTTATTCTTCAAGAAACACGCTGATCGAGTCTGGATCTATGCCCACTTTGGGGCCAGCGACTTCGACGAGATCATGTCTAGAATTAGATATATGATCATAGGCTGTGGCTGTAAGTGGGTTATTGTTGACCACCTGCACATGCTAGTCTCTGCTTCAGACGAGAGTAATGAACGTATCTTAATTGATAGAATCATGACCCAACTTCGGAAGCTTGTTGAGCAGACAGGAGCAGGCCTGATACTTGTCTCGCACCTTCGTAGGCTAGAAGGTAACAAAGGACACGAGAACGGAGTATCAGTTAACCTGAGTCATCTCAGAGGCTCAGGCGGTATCGCACACATCTCTGATTGTGTCATTGCCTTGGAGCGTAATCAACAGGCTGACGATCCAATAGAATCTCAGACAACACACATGAGGATTCTTAAGTCTAGATACACTGGCGATGTTGGAATGGCTACCCACTTGCTGTATGATAAGGATACTGGTAGGCTTAAAGAAACATTCTTAGAAGATGATAACGAACTAGAGGAGATGGAGCTTTGAAGTCCCTTGTCTTTGACATCGAGACAGATGATCTAGACGCCACAAAGATCTGGTGTTTATCTGCACTTGATGTCGATACCGAACAGCAATTCTCTTATGGACCTTCTGAATTATCAGAGGGTCTTGAGTTGCTTCAATCCGCAGACAAACTTATAGGACATAATATATCGTGCTTTGATGTGCCCGTAATCAAGAAACTTACAGGCGTTGACTTGTCTGATAAACCCCTTGTAGATACACTGGTTCTTTCGAGGCTCTTTAACCCAGTACGTGAAGGTAATCATGGTCTGGAACGTTGGGGCTTTGCGCTTGGCTCGCCTAAGATTGAGTTCGATGAGTACACAAGATACTCAGAAGAGATGCTCAAGTATTGTGAGCAGGATGTGTTTCTAAACTATCAGGTATTCAATGCCTTGAAGAAAGAATCTAAAGGATTCTCTAAAGAAAGTGTCGAGCTAGAACATCAAGTATATAAGATACTTTCAGATCAACGTGATCATGGTTTCCTTCTAGACATCCAAGCTTCTACGATCTTGGTAGCTAAACTAGAATCAAGAGTCAGCGAGATCAAAGAAGAAATATCTAAGGTCTTTAAACCTAAGAAAGAAACACGTAAGATATTTAAAAGATATAGCCCTAAAGGTAAACTACTAAAAACAGGCGTTGATAATTTCGGTAAGGGGGTTCGCCTCAGCGATGCAGAGTTTGAAGAAATAGAACACAAGCCTTTTGTTACCAGAGTATATACCAAGGAATTTAATCCGGGTTCTAGACAACAGATAGGAGAATACCTACAGGACTTTGGCTGGCAGCCACAGGAGTTTACTGCTACTGGTCAAGCCAAGGTGGATGAAAAGATATTATCTGAGATTAAAGACATCAAAGAAGCTGAGGTTATTGCAGAATATCTTATGCTTCAGAAGCGGATAACACAGATTGAATCTTGGCTAAAAGAAGTAAACGATAAAACAGGTAGGGTTCATGGCTTCGTTAACCATAACGGAACCATCACTGGTCGTATGACTCATCGCGGTCCTAACATGGCCCAGATACCTAGCGTCTCTTCTTCTTACGGTAAAGAATGCAGAGCTTGTTGGACAGTACCTAAAGGCTACAAACTTGTAGGCATTGATGCTAGTGGTCTAGAGCTTCGGATGCTTGCCCATTACATGAACGATGAGGACTATACAAATGAAATCCTTAATGGAGACATACACACCACTAATCAAAAACTTGCAGGACTTGAATCAAGAAATCAGGCAAAGACTTTCATCTATGCCTTATTGTACGGAGCAGGAGATGCAAAGCTTGGAACAGTGGCAGGAGGAGGCAAGGGTGTTGGGCGAAACCTTAGAAAATCATTTATCGATAATCTACCATCATTTGCAAATCTTAAGAGTAGAATTGCAAGAGCGTCAGGCAAAGGGTATCTTAAAGCACTAGATGGTAGGAAGCTATTCATACGTAGCGAACATAGCGCATTGAATACTCTACTTCAGGGCGCAGGTGCTATCGTTATGAAGAAAGCTTTGGTTATACTTAACGATAAGATCAAGGACCTAGACGCACACTTTGTAGCTAACGTCCACGATGAATGGCAGATAGAAGTAAGAGAAGATCAAGCTGAGAAGGTTGGTCAACTGGGTGTTGAGGCTATACGTGAAGCAGGCGAAGCCTTGAATCTTAACTGCCCTTTAGATGGTGAATATAAAATCGGAGGTGATTGGAGTGCAACACACTAATTATAGATATAATATTGAATACATAGACTATGATGCAGACTCTGGTATATGCTTAAAGTTTTGTGATGGTACTTTTATTTCTTATGGTGTAGATTTATTTTCTAGTAAACCTACTTTAGAAATAAGTATGAAAACTGAAGACACAAAACTAGTTGTTTTAGATGATGAGCAGAATCATGGCTTTAATACTTATAATGAAACTGGGGTCTGTTTGATAGCAGAGGATAAGAAAGTAATCTATAATCCAGAAGCTTTTGAAAAATGTGAACCTTTTGATTTTGAGGAAGAATCGTATGTATCATATAGAACTTCTAGAAAGTGAACAACGAATAGCAAAGTTCCTTGCAAAGTACAAACTACAACAATGTAAAGTACAAAACTATCAAAGCCATGTGGTAGGTAAAGATAGTCAAGAGGTTATTGATTTAGAGTCAATTGGATCTGAGTTAGCAGCGGCTAAGTTACTTAATGTTTGGCCTGACTTAGATCATTCTATAGCTGAAGTACACGACTTCTATTACAATGGTTATACAGTAGATGTTAAGGTAACAAAATATCCTAACGGTAGATTAATCTTAGCACCCTATAAAAAGGATGAGAAGTCTTGTGACTATTATATCTTAATGGTTGGTAAGTTTCCTAAGTATACGTTCATAGGAGCAGCCTCTAAGAAAGAACTAATAGATGAAAAGAATTTAGGAAGCTTAGGATATAATAAAATTTACATGCTTCCTCAAGATAAACTTAAAAGTTTTAAGGAGTTTGTAGATGAAACAAAAACCGGAACCTAACAGGCTAGGCGACATGGCAGAACACTACGCTATCACATGGTTGTGGGACAAAGGCTATCATGTGTTTAAGAACTGTGGCTGCACTGGCCCTGCTGATATCGTTGCAGTTTCCCCTAAAGGCGAGACTTTGTTGATTGATGTTAAGTCATACAAAGACGGAAGGCTTTCTGCTAAAACCCCTGACCAACGAAAACTTGGTGTACAATATGTCCACTATAATTCGGAGACAAGAAAATGTCGGTTCGTGAACCACAGAAAATAGTAGAAGATATCTATAATAAAATAGATGAGTTAAACGATAAACCTCTAGACATCTCTGAAGATCTTATCGAAAGCTTTGGCGAGGCTATGAAAGAAGCTTTGAGATCTTGGTCGGAACCACAGAAGAACGAAGGCTTTAGACTGCGTATGTCTAACATTGGTAAGCCTATGCGTCAGCTATGGTTCGATAAGAACTCAAAGAATATAACCAATAGAATATCTGCATCTACTTTTATTAAGTTTCTTTATGGACACTTATTAGAAGAGCTGGTTCTTTTGTTAGCCCAAATGTCGGGGCATGAGGTTACAGACCAACAGAAAGAGATAGAGGTTAGCGGCATCAAAGGCCACATGGATTGTAAGATAGATGGTGAAGTAGTCGATATTAAATCAGCATCTGGTTTTTCGTTTAGTAAATTCAGCAAAGGCTTACTCAGCGATGAAGATCCTTTCGGTTATCTTGCTCAGCTTGCGGCCTATGAACATGCTGAAGGTACGAACAACGGCGGGTTCCTAGCTATTAACAAAGAGACAGGAGAGCTGGCGTTCTATCAACCAGAAGAACTAGATAAGCCTAATGTAAAGCTGCGTATAAAAGAATTGAAACACAAGCTGGAACTTGTAAATCCTCCTGAGCTTTGTTACGATCCAATACCGGAGGGTAAGTCAGGCAACATGCGGATCGCTAAGAACTGCGTGTATTGTCCACACAAGTTTGAGTGCCATAAAGATTCTAATGATGGTGAAGGCCTTAGAGTATTTAAATATTCTAAAGGTCCTATGTATTTCACCAAGGTCGTTAAGAAACCAAAGGTTGATGAAGTTTATGAACCGTAGAAAATCAAAACGTATAAATAAAAAAGCATATGAAATTTCTGTAGACTGGCTAAAGTCTATGCTTCCCGAAGAAGAAATATCTAAAATAAAAAAACCACAGAAAAATAATTTAATATATGATGCCAAAGGAACCGCCAGATCAATCCCTTCATCTTTTAGAGGCGCTAAAAGATTTATAAAAAATAATTGTAATAATAAAAATATAGAAGATATAACATTAAAGGATATTGAAAGTGGCAAAAATTAAATCAGGCGCTAGAAAGAGGCGTGTAAAAAGGCCTGTAGAAAAGAACGTAGTAAAAGGATATGATTCTAACTGGGAGTATGAACTACACTCAGGCATCCTTAAGCAGTGGGATATCCATAGTACAACTACAGATTATATTATAAAGCACACATATCATCCTGACTTTATCCGCAAGTTCGGGCGTAAAACAATATACCTAGAAGCTAAGGGGCGCTTCTGGGATCATGCAGAACACAACAAATATGTATGGATCAAGAAGGCTCTTCCTAAAAGCATAGAGCTTGTGTTTCTTTTTGCTGATCCTGCCGCTCCTATGCCCGGAGCAACCAGAAGAAAAGACGGGACTAAAAGATCTCATGCAGAATGGGCAGAAGCTAATGGCTTTAGATGGTATAGTGTTTATAGTATTCCTAAAGAATGGATTGACCCTTCGTGTAAAATAGAAGAAAATCTAGATTATCCAGAGGAACAAGAATGAAACAAAGGACGAAGAAATCTATAGATAATGCAGCCATTGCTGAATGGAATAGCGTTACAGATAGTATAAAAAAGTACGGAGCAGTAAACGCCATGCTAGATCCTGTTAATAATCCTGAACACTACAACAAAGGGGACATCGAGTGCATCGACGGTATCGAAGCAATGCTAACCAGAGAAGAGTTCATTGGGTACTTACGCGGAAACAGTCTGAAGTATCGATGGAGGTTCCCGTACAAGAACGGAGTAGAAGATCTAAAGAAAGCAGAATGGTACGAGAAGAGACTCCTGAATCTCCTGACAGAAAATGAAAAAGAAGAACAACAATAATAACTACATCGACGCTAAGACAGAGCGTAGAAATAAGTACAATAAGAAACATAAGGGAAAGCCTACACGTACTCAGAAAAACTTTAAGAGTCTGAGGCGTGAGCAGCTACGCATGTTAGATGATGAACAGGACATAAGAGATGCGTGACCCAGACTTTGAATTGTTTTGTCAGCTAATGTATGCTGAGTATTGTGATGAGAAAGCGTTTAACAAAGAGATGCCTGTGCTAAGATACTCAGAGTACAGGATAAGAAATGTAAGTTTTTTAAGAAAGGAGTTTGAGGAAAGATATGGATCAGTATCAACAGTACATCCACAAGAGTAGGTATGCTAGATATCTAGACGAAGAACAACGTAGAGAAACTTGGAACGAGACTGTCTTAAGATACGTTGACTTCTGGAAAGATAAGCTAACAACAGAAGAACAAGGGGAAATCTATACAGCTATTTTAAATATGGAAGTCATGCCTTCTATGCGTTGCATGATGACCGCAGGCCCTGCCTTAGAAAGAGACAACGTAGCAGGATTCAACTGCTCCTACTTACCTATCGATAGCCCACGTTCCTTTGACGAGTTAATGTATATCCTATTGAACGGAACTGGCGTAGGCTTCAGTGTTGAACGTGACTACGTTAATCAACTACCAGAGGTTGCAGACAGTTTCCACGAGACAGACACAACGATTGTTGTAGCAGATAGTAAGATAGGTTGGGCCAGTTCCTTCCGTGAACTAATCAGCCTATTGTACGTAGGTAAAATACCTAAGTGTGACTTAACTCGTGTTCGTCCTGCCGGGGCTAGGCTAAAGACCTTTGGAGGTAGAGCTAGTGGACCGCAGCCTCTTGCCGACTTGTTTAACTTTTCTGTTGAGCTTTTTCAGGGAGCTGCGGGTCGAAAGCTTACGTCTCTTGAGTGCCACGATCTTGTCTGCAAAATTGCTGACATCGTTGTGGTTGGTGGTGTACGCAGGTCTGCTCTGATTAGCTTGAGTAACGTCACTGATAATCGTATGGCTAACGCCAAGAACGGTGAATGGTATCTTAGTAATGGTCAAAGGGCTTTGGCGAATAACAGTGCTGTGTACTCTGAGCGGCCTGACTTTGACACCTACTCCTCTGAGATGAAGCGCCTCTACGAATCTAAGTCTGGCGAGCGTGGCATCTTCAGCCGCATAGCAGCCCAGAAGGTAGCCGCTAAGAACGAACGGCGTGATGCGACACATAAGTTTGGAACTAATCCCTGCTCTGAAATTATTTTGCGGCCTTATCAATTCTGTAATCTCTCCGAAGTTATTGTACGCTCCAACGACACAGAAGATACGCTGAAGTATAAAGTTAAGATTGCTACCATTCTTGGTACGTTACAGGCAACCATGACTAACTTCCGTTACTTACGTAACATCTGGAAACGTAACACTGAGGAAGAAGCATTGCTTGGTGTCTCTATGACAGGTATTATGGACTGTAAATTAACTAATGGCTCTTCTAATGGTTTACCTATGTTGCTTGATGAGCTGCGTCAGGTAGCTATTGATACCAATAAAGAATGGTCCAAGAAGCTAGGCATCAATCAGTCAGCAGCTATTACTTGCGTCAAACCTAGTGGTACTGTGTCACAGCTAACAGACAGTGCATCAGGTATTCATCCTAGATTTAGCGACTACTACATACGTACAGTACGTGCAGATAAGAAAGATCCGTTAGCCACGTCTATGATTGAAGCAGGTTTTCCACACGAAGAAGACGTAATGAATAACTCTAACTGGGTGTTCTCGTTTCCTCAGAAAGCACCAGCTAAGGCTGTAACCGTAGAAGATATGGGAGCTATGGAACAACTTAAACTATGGAAGATTTATCAGGACCACTGGTGCGAACATAAACCTTCTATGACTTGTTATTATAACGACGATAACTTCTTTGCTGTGTGTCAGTGGATCTGGGAAAACTTCGACAGCGTTAGCGGCATCAGCTTTCTGCCCGAGGCTGAGCATGTATATAAGCAAGCTCCGTACCAGAAAATAGATGCAGACACCTATAAAGAAATGTCTAAAACTATACCTAAGCAATTTAAATGGGACCTAACAGAGGAAGATGACAACACAGAGGCCATGCAAACCTTAGCATGTGTGTCTGGGGTGTGTGAGATATAAGCATGGAAGCTAACATCATTTCCTTTAAAGTATTTCTGGATAGAAAAGGAAGGCTCATGACAGAGCTTTCCTCTGTTCCAGATGAAGAACTAAGTAAAGTATTTACTGACCCTTACACACAGAATTATATTCGTGTAGTCTTAAGAGAATGCCACTTAAAGTTTGATGACCTGCACGAGTATCTAGAAAAACACTTGGAGGCATTGAAGCATGTCTGAAGAAATATATTTTACACCTGAGTCAAAGCTCGGAATCATCATGCGAGCTAACGTAGATGTAGTTACGGCTGTTGCAGGCATGGAACACTACGAAGAGTCTTTAGAATATATGATAAATATTATCAATAGGCACACAGATTTAATCTATGAGATCTCTCAAAAGGTTGTAGCTGCTGAACGTATGGATATACGCAGCGTTAAGTAATTACCATTTAACCTTGTCAGCCCAGTAAGCAGCTGACATCTTACCTTTCTTAATGTTACTAGCATGTCGAGCTTTAAAAGACTTTTGCCTAGCTTTTTGTTTAGGGGTGCTAGGACTCTTACCTGCACCGCTTACGCCTTGTTGCCCAAAACGAATAGTCTTAACTTTGTCGCCCTCTTTAGCTACTACAACATGACTCTTAGTAGGATGCTTAGGTGTTTTCTTTGGCTTGTTGTAACCACTGACACCTGCTTTTTCTAATCTAGGATCTTTCTTCTTATTACTCATCGCTTCTTTCCTTTGTGTAGCCCATGTCTAGCGTGTTGCTTACCTTGAGCAGTAGCTTGTCTTTTCTTTTTGTTAGCTGCTGCCAGCTTCTTCTTACCTGCTGAAGTAGATTTAAGTTTCTTAATCGTCTTAGAAGGTGC